CTCCTACACGCAGCCGCAGGCAATCGAGATCCGCAGTAAGCAATTGCTCGGCAAGCCGAATGAGGATGTTACCGTCCGTGTTGTCCTGGGGGGCTTCCGCCGTTCGTATCAGGACAAGCATGGCGAAAAGGCCTACGCAACCAACATCACGCTTACGGCCGTCGAGTAATCCACATGTCCGGCGCCTCCTGCCTGCTCTGCAATTCGTCCCGTGTGCTGGAATCCGGCGCCCGTGAGGGCGCTTTGTGGTGCCTGCTGTCGCGTCGTTCGGTCGGCATTGACCAGTGTTGCCACTCCTTCGTGCCGGTCGCTCAACCTGCGGCCGACACGGGGGCGGGACCACTCCGCTAGTAAAGAGTGGTCCCAAGGCTCATTTTGACCTCCAACGCATCAGAAAAGCTCCGGTTTTCATGTTCGCATCCGATACCTTCATCGATTGGCTAGACTTGAAACAAGATCACCTTAAAACCTTCAACATGGGGCGCGGTCGCGGACTCGAAAATCCTTCCGATGGCTTCGGCCGGGTTCGGGAGGATGTGGTCTTGCGTAATTTCGAGCGCATGCAGGCACGCGGCGAGTTTCAGCCCTTCGATACCTATCACGGCGGGATTTATGCTCGCGGTCGTGAGGTCGTCCAAGATCGCGACGGTGACAACATCTATTATTTGCTGGTCGGCAAAGCCGATTCCGATGAATGCGGCTTCGGCTACAAACGCGGCCGGCGCGAGGGTTCGCACTCCACATCGGTCGGCATGAAGTCTGACGGCCGGATTGTTCAAGTGTCCGGCAACGTCGGCCGGCTTGATCGGCCCAATAATCTCTGGAATTACGGGCTTGTCGAGACGGTTTTCCTCGCCAATCAGGCGCTACGCAATACCGGGAAAAACATCCCGCCATTCTCGACCGGTTCGCAATTCATGCGCGACTCGATCAGCGACACCGACCGGCGCAAGGGCGTTTCGCCTTTCGAGTGGTCCGGCGCTTACTGCAATGAAATTCACGTCACGCGCAACTTCTACGCGGGCTCCGACAAGCTCGCCATTGAAACCATGCGCGACATGGGCGGCCGGCGCCTGTCGCGGGTCAGCAAATCCGCCTTTGGCGATGAAACGGTGAATTTCGGCATGCCTTCGCGCAAGGGCCAGCGGCTGCACAAGGCCGTGGTCATCTATCGCAAAGGCCCGGAAATGCTCGCGCACGCCAAGGGCGACGAGGCAAAGAAGGCAATAAAGGAATCTCCTGAATACCAGTTGGCGATGGATTCGGGAATCGTTCGCGTCGAATGCAAGTTCGGCTCTCACTACCTACGGGAAAACAATCAGCGATACCTCGGGGAACTCGACATGGCTAAATTGATCGCTCTTTACAATCACGAAACGGCGCCTTTGTTGCTGGCGCGTGCCGACAACGTTTCTCGCGTCGTCGATTCCATCCCTTCAAAGCTGCGCATGTCGGCCCTGTCGTGGATCGACGGCCGCGACTTGCGCGGCATCCTCGCTCCTTCCACCTTCAAGCGGCACCGCAAAGCCCTTTTGGAATACGGCCTCGATATTACGGAAGCGCGTAATCTCGCCGGTGGCCGTCCGAACGCCGAAGAAGCATTGCAGCGCATGCTCGATTCCCTGCCGCAACACTCGTTGCAGCCAATGGCCGCGCCCGACTGGTACGGCCTGCCCGAATTGATCGCCGCGTGATGCGTTACCTCTACATCGCCGCCAATTCCGCCATACGAACACTTGTACGTTTGGTCGTTACTTCCATTTTCAGGAAAATTTAATTGTGACAGCTCGCGCATGGCTTCTCGTCGGCTTCGCCATTCCTGTTGTGCTGGCGCTGGCGTTCGCATAATGGGCTACTCATGGAATGGCGTCTGTTTTCCGACGGCGGCTGATGCGCTTGCCGCGTTCCAGGACGACATTCCATCGAGTTCGGGGAACGCCATCAACAGCTTCACCGAACAACCGACCATCAGCGGGTCCGGTCTATTGACCTGGTCAATTTCCAGCCGTCCTTTTACAGCGGCTGACCCTATTACCACGGCGGGCACTACGCAGCTTCTTACCTGTTCCACCGAATCCATGGAGCAGTGGCCTTTGCAGTCTATTCTGATGGTTGTTGCGCTTTTCTTCGCCGCCTTTGCCGGTTTCAAGGCTGGCTACCGTCCATGAGCGCCGTCGATCTCGCCCTTCTCGCCGGTCAATTGCTGTCCTGCTGGAGCCTCGGCTTCGGCGCTGGCTTCACGCTTACCCGCTTCAAGGAGGCGATAAACCATTCGGTGTGAAAGCCCATCTAGGTAGCCTCGTGAGAGGCTGCCTAGATGGGGATTCACCCCTCCGGTGGCGATTCCGCTTCCGGTCAACGTTCATCAGGAGAAAAAACCATGAACAAGCTGCAACAGAAGTTGGCCGCCGCTGGCGGTCTGGTCCTCGGTTCCATCGCTTCCGCTCACGCGGCGCTGCCGACTGAAGCTACCACGGCGTTTAGTACGATCTCGGGCAATGTGACCGACGTTCTCGCCGCCATGTGGCCGATCGTCGCCCTGGCAACCGGCGGCTTCGTTCTGATTAAGCTGTTCAAGAAGGGCGCGAACAAGGCTGTTTAAGCATGGGCGCGCGTTTCTCACGAAAGGCGAAAGGGGCGGCCCTCGTGGCTGCCTTTTTTTCCGCCCACCTTGCCGCGCAAGAACAGGTCATGCGTGGCAATGCTGTCGCGCCGCATCAGCCGCCGAGCTGGTTCGTTCGTATGGCCCAGCCCGAGGTTTTGGCGGCACCGGAGATTGATGGCTTTATAGTCGCGGACACTGAGCGGCCAATGTGGCATGGCAAGCGGCCGCGTCCAAATATCAAATATCCATGCAAGCCTGAAAAGAACAATCAAGGGGTTCTCAAGTGGCAACTTTGCGAAATGTAATTTTCGTTCTACTGTTTGGGGGTTTCGGGTCTTTACATGCTGAGACGATTCCTGCTACGAGTGGCCTTGAGTGGCGTTCGTTAAATAGTGCCTCCGCGCCCTGGTTTTCGGATCAAAGCTCAGCATGTTCGCATCATTGTTCGACGTATACTACCTATTCGAATTGTTCTGCCGGTGCTACGTCCACGACGTGTGCAGGCACCAACTGGAATGGCACACAATTTACTAGCTTGGAGGCGTTGATGACTCGTAGTGCATACATTTGTCCTGCGGGCCAGAATTGGACACTTAGTGGCACTAGCTGTACCCGTCCTGATTGCCCGGATGGGCAGGTTCGTAATGAATCGGGGGTGTGTGTTGCGCCGCCGTGTCAATCTGGTGAATCAATCAGTTTTTCGATTTTCTCTGGCTATTCTGTGGGCGCAAATGCCGTTGTGGGCGCGGGCGCAAATCCTTACACCAATGGCTCGAATCGGTGTAATGGAACGTGCACCTTCAACGTGACCAGCATTTCTAATTGCCCGGCCCAGGTCGGGACGGTCGATAATCCCAAGCCGATTACGTGTCACGGAACGGGAGTGCTTACCGGCGCGACTTGTTCGATCGATGAATCGGTGGGCTCAACAGCGCCTTTAATACCGAATCATCGCCCGAAATGCCTTGCCGGTGAGGGCGTACTGACCTCTTCATCGGGAACAGTGGCATGTGTGCCAGCCGGCACCCCGTCTAGTGCACCAGTTGTTCGCACCTCATCGCAGACCGAACAATTTCCCGATGGCTCTACCCGCACAACTGAAACCACTTATACCAAAGACCCGGTATCTCAGGTCCAGGACACCCAACAGCAGATCACCAACACTCCAGCAACGGGCGGAGGGGCTGGTATGGCGGGTCCGATTGGAACCACAAGCAACGCCGGGAGTGCCACGCCTAGCAGCGGCGACGGGAAAGAATCGGCCGATTTTTGCAGACTCAATGCGCAGCTGCAAATTTGTAAAGGCGACATGAACAAGGAGGAAACCCAGATTAAGGTCATGGAGTACATCAAGTCTCTTACGGACCCCGCGAATACGACCTACACCGCGATAGAGGACGCGAAGCATACGGCAGAATCGGATAATGAACTAAAGGAGCAGAATGACAAATTCAAAGCAGCTTCGGAAGGGACGTTCACGCCAGACCTGGATTCGCGCAATTCGTGGCAATCCGCAATGCAATCCGGCTGGTTCGAACCGGTGACTCGTCAAGGATGTTCCCCCTATTCGGCCACCATTGGCGGTCGGATCTGGACGCTTGATATTTGCCCGACGGCAGAGAAAATCAGCGTGATTTCGGAGTACGTAATCTGGTTTCTTCTCGTCGTCGGGACTTTCGTCATGCTGACCGGCGGCCCCACGACGAGGCAAAATTAAATGCCAGTCATTGCACCTTTGTGGGCGTGGATCGTCGGGCTTCTCGGTTCGGTCGTCTCGTCTGTCGCAACGTGGCTCATTGGTCGGATGGCCTTTGAAAAGGCAATCAATTACGCCTTGATCACCGGCTTTCTCGTTGCAGCGGCCGCGCTGTTCCTTGCCGTAACGCTTACGATCAAAGCGGCCATTCTGGGCGCTCGCGTTTCGATGCCGGGATCGCTCGGGATGGCAACCTTCTTTCTTCCGGCTTCCATCTCGCAGATTTTTGCTTTCATCGTCACCGCGCGAGTTTCCGCGTCGGTTTATAGATGGACGATCAACACGATGGCAGCTTACCTGCCACACAACCCCCGAACCGGTCTAGGTGGGGTATGACCGATTTCGCAGTCACCGGCAAAAAGCGAAGCGGCAAGGGCCTTTTCTGCGCTGGCCTGATTCGGGAAGCCCTTATTCAAGGCCGGCGCGTTGCCACCAATATGGATATCAACATGTCAGCACTCGTCGGCCCATGGCACAAGGGGACAATCATTCGGCTGCCCGATACTCCCTCCGCTGAAGACATGGACGTTTTAGGCATGGGGTACGAGGGCGATGAAATCGACGAGGAAAAAAATGGCGTGATTGTGCTTGATGAATGCAGCAAATTTTTCAATGCACGGCAGTGGGGCGACAAAGGAAGGCAACCTTTGCTGGATTGGCTCATTCATAGTGGCAAACTGCGCTGGCATGTTTACTACCAAATGCAGGGGCTCGAGCAAGTCGACAAACAACTTCGCAGTACCCAGATCGAATACCACATCGCAGTCAAACGAACAGACCGATGGCCGATTCCCGGCCTTACCTCCCTCGGCAAGATTTTCGGCTTCGATGTTCGGTTTCCCAAAATGCACCTGGGCATCATCAAACACGGCTGCGATCGGGAAAGTC